TTCTATGTTATAGCATTTGGGTGGGAAGAAAGATCATATTCATATAATGCATTTGAAAAATTTGATCCAAGAGATAAAAATGAACCAATAATATAAATGATATGGAAAAATTTAGAGCAAGCAGTATTGTTAACTTACAGATAAAACAACCATCAAATATAATGGTATCAATATTATCTGAGTCAGATAGATTAATGGTTAACAAAGGATTTTATAATATGCATGTAACTGAAACATTATATTATATAGATAAAAAAGTATCTACAGCATACACTGGTTATTATGATGCACCTAATTGGTTAAGAAACAAATTAGGAAATACACATTTTACTATTAAAGGAAATGAGAATGCAGATTTTACTTTCTGTACAGGAATGTATAACTTTAATATACGTACTGTAACAAATAATTTAAAACTGAAAGACAGTTATGATCATTTGAATATCCTTAAAGAACATCAAAAAACAATTCGTGATCTAAGAAATAGAATAAAATCTATCAAAGACATTAGGCAATTGTATTTAGATTGTGAAGCTAATGAACCAGTTGGTTCTATATATGCTATTGATGTTCAACAACTCACAACAAACTTTATCATATCCTATGATAAGTTTATAAAAGGTACAGATTTACGTCAATGGTGACGTACTAACAGTACCATTATTGTAATACTATATTATTACATACAGTTTAAGTGAGAGTAGTTAGGTGGGAAACCACGTAACTGCATTTGAGTGGGAAAAAGAGGGGATGTAAAAGTCTCCTCTTTTCTTAAAACCAAAACAAGTATTACGGCATGGAAGAAATTAAAAAACATTACAGACAAAAAGAATTAGATACAGTTGGTGAACCACATATACCAAGATGGTTTAGTGGACCAAAGTATCCTAAACCAAGGATATGGGTATCTAAGGATACATTAAAAAAGAAAAGAAAATGCAAAAAATAATTATAGTAATAGTATCACTACTATTTACATCTTGTGGTATGT